CCCTCCACAGTGCTGCCAACGGACGATCCGCCGCTCGCCTTCGAACCAGTGTTCTGCGTCACGGCTTGCGTATTATCCTGCAGCGCGCTGATTTGTGATTGCTGGATCGAGGTGAGACTTGTGATTTGCGTCGTTAGCGAAGTCAATTGCGTCGTAACGTCCGAGCTGCCGCCTGGCAGCACTCCGCCCGTAATGGGACCACCCGCTGCGCTCCCTGCGCCACCCCCCACGGATGCAGCCAGGCGCCCGAGCAACTCACTTCGCGACGAATTCCCAGCGCTGCTCGCTGGCAGCAGATCCTCCCACTTACTTCTGGCCATCGTTACTTTCAGCCCTCACTTCGTTCTCCAGGATGAAGATCGCGTGCACCAGGCGAGCTGGCAGATCGTAGAAGCTTCCCGCGCCTAAAAGCTTCCAGGCATTAAATTCCTCTAGCAGTGCCACGCTCTCGGCCGTAATAGTTGACGTCGGACAGGCGGCGAGCGTCGTCCGTCCGCGGGCCCACACGATTGAAGAGCGCGTGGCGTCGTCATTCACCAGCCAACCGCATCTCCGCTTTCTCTCCAGACCGCTCTTTCTGCACACGTCGCAACTCCATGCGGCCTTGTTTCCAAATTGAAAATGGAATGCGACGATTAGTTTTTTCTTTCAGGCTCGCTCAAACCGCACTGTTCCTTGATCGCGCTAACAATTTCACGCGTGAGATTCTCCGCTCCCTTTTCCAGCAACAGCGCTGCGGTGGCAGGCTCGCCATCGATGGTCAGTCCCTCGATGCTCAAAAGCCCCCAATGGATGTACATCGCGTCGATTTCCTGGGCCAGGATGCTCGCTTCAATCTTCTCGTGCATCTCCGGGCCGGCCTCCAGAAACTCTGCCCTTCGGCTGAGCTCGCGGACTCGCCGGCTCAACTCCATGCGACGGCCAAACGAGATGCGATGGATGACAAACCTGACTCCCGGTACGGCCTTCGATTCGATCGAAACTACGCTTTCATACTGCAAAGCGCCATTGCGCGGAGCGTTTCCCTCACCACCCTCATTGATTTCCTTACCCAAACGCGACATAAATCTCATCATTCACGCTTCCTTGCGCGCGACAGCTCTGAAATTGCCACTGTAACCGCTTGTCGGAATCATCGAACGCCGGAATCTCAGGCACCACGTTCTGCATATAGAGGCCGAATAACTCACCCTGCTGCTGACCAAGTTGCATCATCACTCGGATCGGCGATCTTTGGCGAGCGGCCTGATATAGAGCTGCCGTCCCTGTATCGTCCATTTCGTAAAGGCTGAAGTTGATCGACACGTTTCGTGGCCCGGGAGCAATCACTCTGGGCAGTATGGCGCCAAATTCACTCGCCCGCAGATCTAAATTGTTTGCAAAAGTGACAGCCGCGTTGCTCAAGGTGAAAAAACGCGTCGGCGAGCTGCCTAGCCAAACCTGTCCTAGATTTCCCGGAATGATCGAGTAGTTAATCGGCGCTACGGCAGGCTCTGCTGGAAAGCTCGACAATCCGAGCTCTCCGCTTTGAAAGCTAGCAGTGTCAACTAACTCTTGCGCCTGTCCGTTGAAATCAAACTCGTGGAAATCGCCGTTGGCTTTGATCGACAGCGTGTCCACCGCCATCCCACCCAGCACGCGCTGCACTGCTGTCGATGGGCTCCAGTAATCGTAGAGAGTAACGCTCGAAAGACTCTCCGCGGTCTGATACATGGTCGTCGGCCCAGTTTGTGAGCTCGCGGCCGGCGTAGTCGAGAATGGGGCGTTCAGCTGCACTGCGTCGGCGTTCACTACCACGGTCACGAAGCGAATTTCACCTCCGCTAGTCACCGCTCCCCCAAGCGTCAACCCGTGCGGCGCCGTGAATGCCAGAGTGGAGGAGCCACTCGCGCTGGCCACCGTGCCCCCAGCAGATTGTGCCGGAGCTCCCCCCAAGCAAGCCTGAAATAGCGGTCCATAGGGCGGCACGGCGCTGGGATCGGCCCAGTTCGCCATGTACGTCTTCAATCCGAAGCTGGTTTGTATTCGCAGCCCGCTAGGATTTCCGGCAAACGTGCGCGACCCTGTCTTGTCCGCCCGTTGGACCTTCTGGTTCTGCTGCTTCGTCGTCAACTTCACCGCGGGTATTCGATTACTCGCGGTGATCGCAGCAGCCGCGCCGTAGCTTTGTTCCAGAGCCACGTAGAACCGATTGTCATTTGAAAGAATATAGGACATAGGAAGTCTAAACTACGCGCCCGCTAGTCCGCGCTGATTTCCAGAACAAAAGAGACTTTCGCGATTTGCAGAAAGTTGCGCCCACCGTGCTTCACTCCCCCAAACGTAACTTCATATTCGCCGGCAAAGGATACGCCATCTCCCCAGTCACCGCGGCTGTTGTCCAGCACCTGAGTAATGGCGTCCACATAAGCCTGTAAGTTGCTTTCTATCTGATCCAGCCGATCCTGCGACACGCGTGCTTCCACCACCATCTGGGCGTCGCCGGAAAACGTTCGAAACTTCTCACGCAGTTCGTTGCTCACTTTGCTGCAATAAACGTAAACCAGCGGATAATTATTGGCCGTGCTCTGCTCCGACAAATCCGGACTCACGTTCTGAGCGATAATCTGCTGCGATGTTATGGAAGGCAATTTCACCGCTTGCTGAAAGTTCAGCGCTTCCACGGCCGCTGGCAGTCCGTCGGGGCCGGCCAGCACTCCCAAGGCCTTCTGCGTACTCGGTCCCGCAATCTGCAGCATGCTCAGCCTCTTTCAATCACGCGATGATCCACCACGAACCAGGTAGGCAACTGGCCTGCCGGCAGCGGCGTTCCGGCGTTGAGTCCCGAAGTCATGATCCAACTGCTGCCGGTTCCTAAAGGGCTCGAGTTTTGTAGGTTCAAGCTGGCTGGAGACAATCCAACGTAGACGTTCCAATTCAACACATTTTGCGGCGGATTGCTGACACTCACCACCAGCTGCTGCCCCTCGGAGGTACCTAATTCGGCGAAATCGCTCGGCGCCCCTTCTTGCCCAGTCATATCTACCCACGTCACGGACACATAAAATGTCCCACCGGACGCGATTCCAACCACCGTCGACACCCTAGGAACGGCAGGCTGCGGAACGGGATCAGCCACTAACCCAACTCCGATCTGAAAATAGGTCCGCGCGCTCGCCTTCGCTAACACCTCGTATTCGGCCCATTTACCCTGATACCGGTTATTGAGCTGGTTATTGTAGGCGTCTCGATAAACCAGCGCAAGAGTTCTATGAACATGCCATTTCCGCAAAGGATCGGTGACCACCACATCTGTCAGATTTCGAGTATCCAGGGATCCCGAAGCATCGTTCCACAACCAATCGTCGCGTCGATGCGGCCGCCGCAGCAGAAACAACACCACTTCGTTCGCCAGGTCCTGTTGAGCCAGCAGAATCTTTGCTGCCAGATCGATGTTCTCTGTATTGGCAACACTAAGAATCGAATTCTCGTACTGTTGAAGATCCGCCGCCGTGCTGATGGGACCATCGTTAAATAAGGCCATTGCTGCTCGACGTTCTTTCTACCGCTTTTCCGCTCGCGACGCGCTCTTCATTGCTCGCAAGTCCGCGTCTGAGATCACATTCACTTGAACCTTGTCCGCCATTAACCGATGCTGCGCTTCCTCCAGTGCCTTTCGAGCCGCGCCTTTAAACCCAGCCGATTCCTCCGCTGTCGCTAAGTGAGCATGCCCTTCTAAGATGAGCCGCGCTGCAATGCTTCGTGAAACCTCCGCCAATTGCCCGGCGCGTCCTCCATCCGGCGTCTCATGACTACCACTACGACATGAGGCTCTACAATCTCCTGCTCGATTTTCCGTAACTTTTGAAAGAACACACGTAGATCCATCCGGCTCCCTTCCTGATCGCGGACAGACGCTTTCCCCAGGCCCGCCCGCGTGGTCTCTTCAACCCTTCTTGCCTTTAGCTGTTGACCTGCACGGCAAAGGAGTTGCGAAGAACTGCCGTTCCGTACAATACATCGACTGTGAATTGCTGCCCTAGCGTGTTCGGCTGATAGCTCATCACCACGCGAATTCCAAAGTTACCCATTTCTGCATATTCCGCGATCGCGCCGGTCCCCGGAAGCGGCTGTGGGAGTCTGCGAATGACGAGTCCAATCGCGTCCCTCGCAAAAGCCAGATTGTGGGTATTTACTGGCCCGCTGCCGGTTTTTGGCACCAGTTGCGATCGGAACACGAAGAAGTCCTTGATCTTGCCGACCGCTCCGTCCACCAGTGCCCGCAAACCCGCGTCACCAGCCGTGTAGTACTCACTGAAGCGGGGAATCTGTCTCATTGCGGAGTAACTCACCGGATCCACAACCAGGTACTTACTCGACACCGCCGGCGCTTTGGCCTAGAACAGGGCCGTCTCCGCCTGGTCCACAACTGCTTCCGTGAGCGCAACACCGGCCGTTCCCACTGCTGCGTTTGAGCTGAACTGCGAGTACAGGCTCAAAATATCTGACTCCATTCGTTCCGCGATCGCGACCACGGCCGGTTGCATATAAAGTTTCAGCAGGTCGGGCACCGCCAGAACCTTCGTGATATCCGGAATCTGAAACGTCGCCTCTACGTGCGTGTTAAGCACAATCTGCGCATTTCCCAAGTTCGGATTCTGCGCCTGTACGGTGCCGCCTTCCGCGATGTTGTTTGCCACGAGCGTCGGAGGAATCGGCACGTTCACCGTGTCTCCCGCATTAGCCAGCGTAGGTTCATAGTCACGATTGACTAAGTTGCCCATCACCAGGTTGCTTACCAGTGCCGGCAACGCGTCCACCGCAACCAGCTTCACGATCGCATTTGCTACATTTGCTGATGTAATTGTTCCCATAAGCCTTCACCTCGTTTTGTTATTCTTGAACCCACACCGTCACATGCCTCGCAGTGCTTGACTCGCCACCCTCGAGACCTCTTGCCGGACCTTCTCCAGTTCTTCCGCACTCATGCCCGGTCGAATCTTGTCCAGATCGAATGCGCCTGCATTCGAAACAGCCTTCGACCCCGATCCCATTCCCGACCCGCCGGTAATGCGCGCCGGTAACAACTCGGGATTCTCTTGTACGAATTGCTTTAGATACTCGCGCAGTGGAACCTCGCCTGGACCGTTTCGCGCGATCAACTGCCCATCGTCACGCCGATGAACGTCATCTCTCACCGCCCGATAAGCCAGATCCACTTTCGCTACACCCAGCCGTTGTAGCTCGGCGCGAATCGACGAGCTCCGCTCCGCCTCTTCCGCCACTTGCCGGCTATGAACATTCTCTTGAACCAAATCGTTGACTCGTTTCTCTAAGTCTTCGCGCCGCTTCCGTTCGTCCAGCAATTCCGCCTTGTACGCCGGTTCGCCGTGGACAAACTCCTCAATCACGCCGCGTATCAGAGAACGCAATTCCGTCCCATCCGTTTTTGCCTCTTCCATACCCCTCCCCAGAACCTGTGAACGCCGCTCAACCCTTGTCAATTTCCCGCCCGATCCGGTCCTTCACCTCTTGCCGGACGTCGCACAGGAACTGAAATGCAACCTTCTTGAAAACTTGTTTCTTCAAAGTAGGCGAATCGATCCCCAGGCTCAACAGCTGCTGAGCATCGTTTAATTCCGTCCCAAAATCACCAATGTCAAATTCGTCCATCCCGGAAACATCGATGCTCAACCCGTCCTCTCGCGCCGCCTCAACCGCTCGAAGCACCCGCTTTATCGCATCCTTCACCGCGTCACCGTAAGCTCGCAGCACCTCCTGTGTGATCGCATAATCACGCTGTTTACTAACTCCCGATTGCGTTGCGTTCCCGGAGAGGGCCCCGCCGGCATGACTTACGTAGCACACGCGGTAAATCTCTTCCTGCAATCTCGTCAGGTTGTCTGCCGCAATCTGGTAAACTGTACCCTGCGGCTCTGTCCACCCAAACCGGTCTTGCGGCCCAAGCTGGATGTAGTACGACTCGCCCATTACCTGGTCCCAGTCGCGCTCTGAGTACACCACTGGCATCGCGAACAATCCCATCGTCAGCGCCCATCCCAGCGCGTTGGACTTGTTGAAGTGCTCCAGTTGCAGCGAAGCCGCCTTGTTCAATAACCACAACCCTTCCGATACTCGCAGTTCGACCAGGGGCACCCGGAACTGCTTCGCCAGCCCATGGCGCCCTTCCGCCACCACCTCTACGCGTCCCTGCCTGCTGCCTTCCTCGACTCGTTCATAGATGCGGTAGTTTTCTTTGTCGTAGTAAACCCAACGCGTTTGCTTCCACCAACCGGCATCTTCCAGCTTGTCCTTGCGCAAACTCTGCGTCCGCAACACAACCCATTGATATTGCCCGTAATCGTCATAACTCCAATTGATTAATTCATCGGCGGCATAACTTACTAAGTACGCCCGCGACGCTCCCCGCTCATCTTCTTCCGCGCGGGTGCCCACCGGTTGGTGCAGCCGTGGAAAATCGATCAACACATAGCTCTTCCCACAGACCAGGGCTTCTACAAACTGCCGTCGAAAGAACTCCGGGAGACTTGTTCCCTTGAGGTCGCAGTCTTCCGCGAACACCCCAAAGAACTTTTTGGACCGCTCGCTGTTTCCCTCGAAATTCAACCCTGGTTCCCTGCGAAACAGCGTCGCTGTGTACCAGTCCACAATCGAACCCACGTAATTCTCGTAAAAGCTTCGGCTCAGCCTTTCTATAAATACGTCTCCCGGCTCCTTTTGACGCCGAACCAAATACTGATCCGCGTTGGCGATAAACTGCGCTCCCCCGGCGTAAAGATCGCGATACTGCCTCCACATAGAGCGCTTCGCCGCGTATTCGGGATGCTCGTGCGTGATATCCGGACCAACGTTGCCAATGTTCATCAAGGTGTTCTTCGTCATCAAATGAGTCTCCGGCCCTGCTCGCCGAAAACAACGCCTGGCCGGTACT